GACGTGAATGGCCGCGAGCGCGTTCATAGGAACGTCCCCGCCGCCGCGCCGGACCCGGCCGGCTGGCCTGCGGTCGCGGCCTGGACCGCTAGCCCGCTAGTTCCTCCTGAGCTCCACCGCGCAATCCTCCAGCTCCTCGGTGAGCATGCCGAAGAGCAGCGCGAATTCGGACACGCCGACTTGCTGGAGGCTCTTTGCCGAGCCGATGAGGTCGCCCAGCCCCTTGAGGGCCGCCACCGTATATTCGAGCCGATCCAGCGGATGCGGTCGGTATCGCTCTTGTTGTTCCATGGCTCTCCCCCTTGCCGGCCGACTGGTGGCCGGACGACGCAGGTTGGAAGACCGCATGGAGCATGCGGCAAGCCTTTCGGCTTCCCGCGCCGCCCGACCAGGGCGCTCCATTTCGGGCTTCCAATCCCGACTCCGCCTTGTCTGCGGAGCGGTTCGAGATTAGGTTGCTGACCATGCACGTCAAACGAAAACTCGCGGCGCTCGCAGCCCTTGTCACGATGATGGTTACCGGCCCGTGTCTGGCGGCCGACCATGCCCATGAGCTCGACGCCCTGGGCGCGCTCTCCTTCGCGCCGCAGGCCTGCGGCATCGACATCGATCGCGACGCGCTCTACCGGCTGGCGGCGAACAAGGAGGCCGACTACGGCGCCCCCATGCTGCGCGCCAGCAACCGCGTCGCCGGCGAGCAGGCCTCCTGGACGGCCGACCAGCGCACGCGCTATTGCGAGGCCTCCCTCGCCATCGCCAAGCGGCTCGGAATCTACCGCGGCGCTCACTGAAAGAACCTCGGATCGATGGTTTGCGGCGCCGGTGCGGTCGTCAGCCGGCCTTCTCGGCCGGTGCGCCCGCTCGAGATCAGCCATTCGGCATAGAAGCGCGTAATCTCCTCCGCATGGCGCGGCCGAGGCTCGTGATGGTTCACGGTAGCCGCGATGACGGAAAGCATGGCGCGGATGGCGTCGTCGGCGTCGTTCTCGCCCTCGTTCAGCACGGCGACGACGCGCTCGGCGAGCCGGTGCTGTTCGTCAGTGAGGATGCGTTCAGCAGGCATGGGAATCTCCATCGTCCAGGACGGCGTCGACCAGGCTGTCCTCGGCCACTTTCTCGATGATCAACGCCGCGAGCGTCTCGCGACGTAGCCCGCTCGCCCGCGCGGCCGGCGCCAGGCGCTGGAGGACGCCGAGCGGAAGGAGGATACTGCGGCAGACATCCGGATTGCCGGTGCGCGCGCCGTTCCAGCGCCGCGCCGAGCATTCGAGTGCCGAGACGGTGTCCAGCTTGATGCCGATCTTCCTGGCAATCTCCGCCTTGGTCTTGCCCTCACCGAGAAGCGCCAGCACGGCGGCGGTGCGGCTCGGATAGCCGAGAGTGGGTTTCGGCCCGCTCATGACCGGCCTCCCGTATAGTCGGGGAGGCCGAGCAGCTTCTCCCGCCGGATCGCTTTGCGGCCGTTGGTCTGCCTCTTCTTCTCGGCGCGAGACTGCTCGGCCGCCTCGGCCCGGCGCCGCGGGCCTTCCAATTGGGCCTTGGCGATCTCGCGCAGCAGCCAGCCCAGCGCATCGGGATCGTCAACCTCGATCTCGACCTTGACGATGGCGCGAGCGCCCTTCGAGCTGGACGTATAGCTGCGGATGCGCGCGTGCTCCGGTTCGATCCAGATCGTGCTCATCGCAAAGCTGCCGGAACAAGACGATTGCCGGAGGCGGCCGCCATTCGGTACGGTCGATGACGGCGGAGGGAAAACCGATGAAATGGACGGATTGGCTGCCGCTGGTCAATCTGGCGATCGCGACGCTGATGGGCGTTTGCCTGGGGATTGCTGGCGCGGGAACTTCGGGAACTGTAGACTTTCTCTACAAATGGCAAACGTTGTTCGCCGGCATTCTGGCTGTCGTGGCCGCCGGGCTGACGATCTTTCAGATGGAGCGTACCGACTGGAGGCAGCAGGTCCGACACAAGGATCTGGTGAAATTGAACTTGCGCGCAGATGAGTTGCGCGTCCGGCGCGCCTATGCGGTGCTGTCGAAATATCAGGCGGCAGTGCCGGTTTTTCGCAATGCCTTGGATGGCTTCAAGAGAAGAATCAACGGTGACGTGGACACCCTGCCTCCGCCTACACTGAGAGATCTTATGAACGTGGCGGGCTTCATCAGAAAAGCGATCAGCGACGACATGGTCGGGGAATGTCTGCCGCTTTTCACGGCAGAGTTGGTGGAGGCTTTCCGGCTGGTCGATACGCAATGCACGGTCACACGTTCCATGGATTTCATGCGGCTTGAGATCGGAGAGGCCCATGAGATGGGCCACAACGAGAAAACTGCTATTCTTGAGGAAATCGCGCGACTTGAGGTGGTCGGCATCGTATTCCAGAGGATGATCGATGGAACGCGAGAACTGCTTACCGCGTACGCGCGCTAATTCGCCGCCCGCGATCATCGCCCCGCCTCCTCAAGGAGCCCGGCGGCGCGGTCGGCAAGGTCGCGGTTGAAGGCGCCAAGGCGGATATCGATCTGCCGGCCGGCTGCGCCCTCGATGTCGCCGAGTTTTAGCAGCGGCGTGTCGATGCAATCGGCAAGGCAGGTGGCGAGCCGACCGGGCAGATGTCCGTCCAGCCACGCGAGCACCTCGTTGGCATGATCGTCGCCAAGCGGTTCCCAGCGCGCGCCCGGGCGGTCCTGACGGCAGAGCTTACCGTCGTCGACGCGAAAGCACGGAAAGCGCTCAAGCCCAGCGATGCAGGCGGAGCACAAATCCGGTTCGACCCAATAACAGGCACCGTCCGCCGTCACGCAGGCGGCCATGTCGGTGCAGCCGCAGACGCGGCAGGCGCGCACGGCGTCCATCACCTTGCCCTTTCGTACGGATAGATCGGGATCGGCCCGTCGACACGTTCGCCGGTAGTGAGGTTGACGGTCGAGCAGCCCTCGAGGCACCTAGCATGGCAGGTGCCGAGATTGATATCGGTCGCGCAGATATCACCGTCCTTGAAGGGCTCTCCGCAGACGGAACAGCCGTCGCGTTCTTCCTTCGGCCCGATCGGCACCGGCCCGAACCCGTGCGGGTTGAGCGGATCGTCGTCACGGCCGAGGCCACCCTTCATTCCGGCCTCGGTGCCATAGGGTGACGGATATCGCGCTTCTCGGCCTTCGATAGCCGCCAGCTTGTTCCGCGCAGCGGTCAGCCAGTTTCGAAGAGCGCCGCCGAGCCCCATGGTCGACGTGCTGCGAATGCCGGCGATGCGCACGGCCGTCTCGCTGCTCTTGTCGCGGATGGTCGCGCCGATCTGCACGACGGCCAGCTCCAGTGCGCTATCTGCCGATCGGCATGTATTGCGATAGGTCTCGTAATCCTGCAGGGCGCTGACGACTTCCAGAGCTTTGGTGTGCGCGTCAACGGCGCGTTCGACGATTGGCAGGGCGGAGGGGAGGTCGAGGACGGGATCAGCCATGATGCGCCTCCGTCTCTTCCGACATCTCGCCGAGGCAGCGCAGGCGCTCGTCGCAGTCGTCTGCATGATTTTCGAGCCGCTCCGCCAGCTCGCGCAGGATGCGCGCCGCAGCGTGAAATGCGCCGTCCTCGGCGATGTAGGCGACCAGGACTAGCTGCTCTTCGATGTGCGCGTGAATGCTCTGCTCTTTTGCCATCGCCGCCCCCTATGCCTTGGCCAGGTCGATGGTGATGGCGCGCCAGGGCGCGTCCTGCTTGTCGCGGCGATAGCAGCGGACATATGTTTTCGAGCCCACCACCTTCATGGCGTCGCGGATCGCGGCCATGGCGCGCTGCCAGCGCTCGTCCTCGATGTCGAGGCGGAGCAGCATGAAGATTTCAGACCGGTTGATCTGGCCGGCCTTGTCGACGTTGAAGGCGCGGGCAACGATCGCCCGGATCTCGGGCCTGCTCTCCGCCGACCATTCGGTGAGGCACTCGTCGATCAGCGTCTTCGCCGTCTGCAGCTGCGCGCCGAAGTCGATGAAATCCGCCACCTGGACCTGCACCTTCATCAGCCCGTCGAAGGTCATGAAGGTCTTGTTGCCCTTGGTGCCGCCCTTCGAGGCGCCGTATTCCTGGGCGAGCAGCGCCTCGTAGGCGCCGAGATCGTCGAAGGTGTGCTGGCGGAAACGGGTGATCTGGGCGGAGAGATCGTCGGCATAGCCGATGATCTTGCGCACCGTCTCGTCCTCCAGCTTGTCGGCCGGCTTGACCGATTCCAGCGGGACGAGATTGCCCTTGGCATCGGGCATATAGGGCTTGCCGTTGACCAGCGTCACGCCGACCGGGGTATCCTCAAGAATGACGGCGTCCATGTCTTTCTCCTTTCGCTGGAAAGCGGATGATGTTGGCGGCGGCAGCGAGCGCCTCCGGATCGGGTTGCTGGCGGGCGGCGCGCAGTTCGAGAATCCGCGCCATGATCTCCAACTGGACGAGGCAGCGGCCGAAGGCGGCGAAGATCTCGGGGTCGGCGGGCCGGCGGCCGGTGGCGAACGGCTCCAGCAGCGACGCCATCTGCGCGATCGACCGGCTCAAGGCGCGTTCACTCATGGCCGTCGCCTCGCTCCGGAGTCTGTCGAAGGGCCGAATGCGGACAGCCGCCCCGGCAGGCGTGATAGACCGAGACGCGGATGGAGCTGGTCGCGGCGAAGGGCTTCCTCTGCCAGTCGAGGCACTGGTTGCGGCCGATCTCGCCGAGCACCGGGCAGTCGACGACGACCCCCATCAGCGCGCCGCGCACCTTCTCCTCGACCCGTCCCACGTCGCCCGTGTAGCGTGCGCGGATGACGTTGGAGAGCGCTGCCGGCGAATAGCCGATGCGCTTTTCCGCGCCGCGCAGGCCCTCGCGGTCGACGAGCTCGGCGAGCGCGACGATCCAGTCCGGCGCCGCGCCGCCATGCGCGGCGGCGGCCTTCTCCACCATGGTCGGGGTGGCGTTCATGACGACGCTCCGGCGCGGTCGAAGACCCGGTCCAGGTTCTGGTCGTAAACGTCCTTGCTGGCGAGCACGCGCGGCATCATGGGACCGGTGTTCATGCTCGGCTTCAGACGAAAGCTCGCCGAGCGCCGGGAGCCGAGGCGGAGCAGGTAGCCGGCGCGGGCGAGCAGGTTGACGTAGCTCTGCGCGCCGGCGCGCGTCACCGGCGCCTCGTCGGTCGAGCCGCAGAGCACCAGATCGTCGACGGTGAAGCCGCGCCGGCCGGCCGGACCGCGCATCACGTTCCACATCGACTGGCGGGCCGACAGGCGCGGCCGGTTGCCGCCGTCGCGATCGACGTTCGGCGTCGCCTTCTGCGGCTTGGCCAGCCGAAACTGGCGCCGGCGGCGGCCGGGTTCCGCGCCCGCGACCGTGCCGGCCCGGACGATGAAGCCCGCCTTTTCCAGCCGCCACATGAATTCGGCGACCGACGAGCGGCGCGGATCGTTGGAAAGGCCGTGCACGTCATCGACGGTGAATAGGCCACCGTTCGCCCCGAGCTTCCGGATGGTCGCCCAGGCATGGTCCTGGCCGCGCCGCGCGAGATTCCCGCGCAATCTGAACTTGACCTCGTTCGACATCACGCGGCCTTCCGGAAGCGCTTCGGCGTCTCGCCGGTGAAGATGCGGCCGGAATAGTTGCCGATATCGAGGGTCGTGATGCCGCTGTTGGCGGCGAAGGACGCCGCCTCGTTGAGCGTCGTGGCGATGCGCCTGGCCTTGCCGCCGGTCTCTTCGCGGATGCGGTCGAGCAATGCATCCGTGATCGACAGCTTCGGATAGAGGAAGCGGGCGAGAGCGCGGGTGTCTTCCAGGTCGCAGGGCTGAGCCAGCACCCATTCGAGCACGCGGTTGTGGACGCGCTCATGCGCTTCGAGCTTGTGCGGGAGAAGCTCCTCGCCGACGAGAAGCACCGGCACCTGCGCCGCCTTGTTGATGTCGCGCACCAGCTCGATCATCCCCTTGTCGACGAGCTTGTCGGCCTCGTCGATGATGAGGGGGCGCGACGGGTCGTCGCCGAGCCGCGCGATGATGTCGTCCATCAGGTCGCCGATCGTGCCCTTCGGCTGGGCGACGCCGAGTTCGGCCAGGATCGCCTGGCAGAATTTCTTTCGCGTCCAGAAGTCGAAGACCTCGACGAAGACGGCGCCCGTCTTGTTCCAGCAATATTGCGCCGCCATCGTCTTGCCGTAGCCGGAGAAGCCGGAGAGCACGCCGATGTTCGGGAGGTAGACCGGACGGTGCTGCAGCGTGTGGACGAGCGCCAGGCAGGCGGCGACGTTCTTGAGCGGCGCCACCGAGCCCGGCCGTACGTTTTGAAGGGTTGCGTTCATTTCCTTGCCTGATCCTGTGGACCGCCCCCCGATCTGTTCGGGATGCCGCCCGGTGCCCTGGTTAGAGGCTCATCGCCTCGCCGAACTCGTCGAACACTTGACGCAACGCCTGGTATTCCGCCCCGGCGCGGTAACCGCCGAGCCAGAGGAGATCGCGCTCGGCGACCTCGTCGCCGGCGGCCATCCGCCTTTCGATGTCGAGGGCGCGGCGGAAGCGCTGTTCGCGCGTCTCGGGAAGCCTGGTGATCTCTCCCCTTGCCGGGGAGACGGCCGGGAGGGCCGAGGGGGCCGCCTCCTGGAGAAGCTCCGCGTGGAGCTTCGCCGCTTCCGCCGGCAGCGGCGCCGCCTCGTTCTTTCGCAAGGCGGCGCGCGCGGCATCGAGCGCCGGCGTGGAATGGGTCTCCCGACGCTGCGGGAAGGCGATCAGCTTGGCGGCCCGCTTCTCGCCCTGGCGGCGCACGGCATCGGCGATGGCGCGCGGGCCGATCTTCTTCATTTCGGCTCGGATCGGCCTGACGCGCTCGTCCATGAAGGCCTTCTGCGCGGCCTTGACCCGGGCGATGGTCTCGACCGGGTCGAGGCCGGCGAGTTCGGGGCAATGCGCCTCGCCGATGAAGATCTCGCCGTCCGGCTCGAAAAGCAGGATGCGGCCGAGGTCGGCCGGGTCCATGCGGCAGAAGACGGTGGTACCCGGCATGGCGGCGCCGGTGAGATAGTGCGAACCGCCGATGCGGATGCCGGTCTTGGTCACGGTGCGCAGACCGTCCTTGCCCGGCGCCGGCGCCAGCAGCACGTCGAGCGCCGCTTCGCTGGCGATCCGCCGGACCTCGCCGGCATAGGCGGCGGCCGCCTGGAAAGGCGTGCGGCCGCCGAGGCCCTCGTGAGGGGTCGTGGCGTAGATCTTGTCCGACCAGTCGTCGCACCAGGCCTGGAACTCGGCGAGGTCCATATCGACCTCGAAGAGCTCGGCCGGATCGGCGCCGATGCGTTTTGAAAAAGCCTTGCGGTTTTCGATCACCTTGCGGTCGGCGACCGAGTGACCGATGAAACCGGGCAGCCCCGCGAGGCTGCGCTGGAAGGTGCCGATCGCGCGCTCGACATTGCCTTTTGAACGCGGCTCGAAGGGCGCCGACAGCTTGACCTCGATGCGGAGCGCCGCGAGCAGCCGCTTGGTGGCGTGGGCGATGAAATCCGAGCCGTTGTCGGTGTTGACGATTTCCGGCACGCCCCAGGCCAGGATGCACTTGCGCATCAGGAGCCCGACGCCGGCGGCGCGCGGTGTCGGCGTCACGAGCACCTTCGTGCGCCTGGAGAAGATGTCGATCGCGAGATAGACCGAATGACGGCCTTGCTTCAGCATGACGTCGGCCGGCGAGGCGTCGATCTGCCACAGCTCGTTGAGGCGATCGGCGCGGGTGGCGTTGACAGCGGAGAATTCGACCGCGCTGCGGTAGCGGTCCGGATCGGTGAGGAGCAGCAGCTCGTTACGGTATTGGACTTTCCAGGTCTTGATTGTCTGCTGGATGGTCCGTAGCGGCGGTACGGGGAACTCCGTGCCGAAATTGTCGATGATGAAGGCCTCGACGTCCTTCGCGGATATGAAAGGCTTCTTGGCGATCGCCGCCAGCACCGCCGTTCTGACCTTGCCGCCAAGCGCCCGGTCGAGCGCCCCGGTGCCTTTCCGCATCGCCGCGGCGTCGTAGCCGAGCGCATCGGTGCCGGCGCGGTCGCGGATCGAGCGCCAGCGCGCCAGCGTGCGCGCTGAAAGCTTCCCGATTTCCCCGGTGACGAAGGCCGGAACGTCGATTGAACCGGCGTTGAAGAGGTCGGAAAAGAGCGTGTCGGCGGCGACGATCGACAACGCCCCGTCATGGCGGAAACGGTCGGCGAGCCGGACGACGACCAGCCGCGCGTCGCGCACCGTCCTGCCTTTCGCCGTCAGACCGTCGGCATCCGTGATCGCCGGGTGCAGATCCTCCGCCACGACGCGCACGAAGCGGCCCGCATAGGCTAGCCGCAGGGGAAGCGGCAGATTGTCGATATGGTATTCGAGCCCGCCGCCGCCTTCGCGGCCGCGCCGCTCGCGGCAGAGGGTAGGCCGGCCATCCCATGCCTCGCGGCGGATCAGCTCGTTCATGCCGCGCTTGGTCGCCGGCAGGCCAGGCAGCGCGCCGTCGGCGGCGAGCTCTGCGAATTCCTGGGCGGTCAGCCACAGTTTCAAGGGCGCGCCCTCCGATAGCCGATCTCCGACCAGGCGGAGCTGACCGGTGCCGACTCCGTTGCCTGGCTGGGAGCCGAGGCCGGACGCGACGGAACGTGGGAAATCGCGACTTCGAGGTAGCGCTCGAGCGTTTCGGTCAGCCGCGCCCGGGCCTCTTCCGACTCGGCGCGGTCGCGCACGATGCGGGTGCGGACGAGAAGCCGGGCTTCGTGCGGCGGCAGCGAGAAATAGCACTCGACACAGACCTCGTTCTCCTTGGGGATGGCGTGGTCGCAGCCGGGAACGGGGCAGCAGACGAGATCCGTCATCGCCGCCCCCGGAAGCGTGCTTCCAGTTCCTGCTTGCGCCGCACGATCTCGAATTGATGCTCTTCGATGAAATGCAGCTCGATCAGCGGCGCGTATTTCTCCGGCACCACCGCGCAGCCGAAGGGTTCGGCGACCAGGCCGAGGAGATCGAGGCAGCCGGTGGCCTCGATCAGCGCCATGAAGCGCTCCAGCGTGATCTTGTGGCTCTCCTTCGCCTCCGACGCGTAGGCGTCGAGCATGTCGGCGCTGATCGGGCTGCCCAGCTTGGCGCTCATCGCCTCGGCGATCTCGCCGCGCGACTTGCCCGACCGCTTCAGCGCCAGGCCGACCGCGCGGCTGATCTTCGAGGACAGGCGGTCGCCGGCGAGATCGGCCGGCTCGAAACCCATTGTCGTCTTCGGCGGCTGCCAGTCGACGAAGAGATCGAGAGTGGAACGGTCGCCCCGCGCGATCGCCATCAGAACCACCCCCTTTTCTTGGCGTGCGCGCGGACGAAAGCTTCCTGCGTGTCGAGGAAGTCGGCGCGCTCGCGTTCGCTCATGCGGGCGAAATTGCCGAGCGTGGAGGCGAAGCGCTTCTCCGACGCGGTGAGGAGCCGCCTGCCGGCGACCAGCGCCAGCGCGTCGGCGACGTTCGCGGCTTCAGGCGGCGAAGAGAAGAGGAGGTCGAGCGCCTGGTGCTGGGCCTCTTCCGGCTGTTCGGAGAGGAGGCGCAGGCCGGCCTGGTGGTCCTCGAGCCAGGTCTCGCGCAGCCGGTTCTTCACCGCATCGGAAAGCCCGGTTGCGATGGCCACCGCGATCTCGATCGCACGCCGCGAAAGGCCTGTCATTTCGGCCGCTTCCGATCGGAACGAAAAAATTTCGTTCTGATCGGCGCGGGCCTGCCGCGCTGCTTTCGAGCGGCGGTCTCCTCCGTTCCTGACGAGGGGATAGAGGGCCTCGTGCAGCTCTTTCAGCTCCGCGAGGCTTTCCGCCTTTTCGAGCGCCGTCAGGCTTTCGCGATTGAGGTTCTCGGTGATCTCGAGCATGCGGCGCTGCTCGGCGGTGATCTCACCCGCCGGCGTCACGCGCGCGTCGACCGCCTCCCAGCCCGCCAGATGCGCGGCGTCGAGCCGGGTGGCGCCCGAGATCAGGGTGAACCGGCCGCTTTCCTCGGCGACAAGGTTGACCGGATGCTGCTGCGGCTGGCCGGCGGCGAATTCCTTGCCGAGCGTCTCGGCCCGCCATGGCTTGACCCGGCGAAGGCGATCCGCCGGAACGTCGATCCGGGTGAGCGGGATGGAGGCGAAATACGCGCTCATGCCGCGCCTCCATGCCGTGCGGCGATGCAATCGCGGATGACGCTCTCATTATCCTTGAGAAACTGCAGCGTCGAAAGGACGGCTTCCATGTGGGAAATCAGAAGGTCGGCCTCTGCCTGCCGCATCGAGCCCTTGCCGACCAGGCGCGGATAGACCTCGCGCCGCTTGCCGATCTCGCGACGGACCTCGGCGATCTGTGTCGCCAGCGACACCTTCGCGGGCGCGCTCAACGGCCGATCTCCAGCCGGTAGCCGCGCCCGTATTCGGCGACGATGGCGAGCTTCAGGCCGGCGAGCTGGCGCCGCAGATTGCAGACATGGACCTTGACGCTGTCCGGATGCGGCTCGCGCCCGCGGTCGTCATAGACCCGGCTGTAGATGAAGTCGGCGGCGGCGGCGCGCGGATAGGTGTCGAAAAGCACCTCGAAGATGGCGAACTGGTCGGGCGTCAGCCGGACGGCCGCGTCGCCGCGGCGCACCCGGGCCAGATCGGCGTTGAGGCAAACGCCCTTTTTCGATTTCGGCATGGCCTGGCCGCAACAGGGACAGGGCGCGCCCGCCGCCGGGGGCATGGGGAAGTGGCGGCGGGCGCGGCCGTCGGCGGCGTTCTGGGGGGTGCGGACCGCTGACGGGATCATGATTTTGCCTGCAGGCGGCGCGGGCAGACATCGCGGTGGCGAGAGGCCCAAATCTGGATGGAATGAGCCGGCTTGCCGAGCTCGGCTGCGATCGCGCTTATCTTCTCACCCCTTGCCCAGAGGCGGCGGATCGTCTCGACCTCCTCGGCCGGATATTCCGAACCCTTGGCCAGCCTGGGAGAGGACGGCGCCGCTGCCTTCGGAGGCAGCCCGCCCTTTAGCGCTGTTTGCCAGCCCTCCTTGATGCGCTCCACGAGGCTTTCGGAAATGCCGAGCGCGCGCGCCGTCATTGTGTTGGAGCCGTGGCCAGCACAGGCGAAGACGAGCTTCACGGTCTCGTCGAGGTCGCGGTCGGAGGCCGGAATCTCCTTTTCCTGGCCGATGCGTGCCGCATAGGCTGCATCGAACAGGAGCCGGGCGTATTTGCTCGTCGGCATGTTCATCGCCGAGGCGCGCGCTTCGAGGCGGCGATAGAGCGCCTCCTCTATCGAGAACGCGATCTGGTGCAGGGACGGCGCGTTCATGGCAGCAGTCTCGCGACGCACAGCATCAGCATGACACCGGCGGAGGCGCCGATCGCCAGCACCAGCGCCGCCGCGACGACCAGGGCGGCTGTCGGCAGCGGGTCGGGCCTGACGACGAAGAAGGAAAATTCATCCGCGCCATTGTCCGCACTTGGGCGCGTTCCGGACCGGATGCGCTTCATTCGCCACCTTCCTTGTCCACAACGGGTGATCGGTTTTGACTCGCAAGCGAAAGGCGCGGCCTGCTAGAAGGGAGCCGGCGCCTGCCGTTCGGCCAGTAGCGGTCCGGCCAGAGCGTCTGCACCGGCATGCCGAGTGCCTTCGCGATGATCGTCTCCGCCTTCGGATATGGGGCGGCGAGCGCCGCGGAGACCTCGGAAGCCGATAGTGTCGTCTTCTGCTCCGCGAAGGCCTTCAGCGTGCCGAAGCGGCGCTTGATGATCGCCATGATGTCGTGGCGGTCCGTGATGGTCGCGTGCTGCTGCACCGGCTGCCCTCGAAATGATCGACCCGGTCCGCAAGCCCGGTTCGATCGTGAAATAGTTCTGGTTTCCCAGAAGTGTCCCAAACGGGATGATTAGTCAATCCCATTTGGGATGAAAAGCGGGAGGGTATGTGGAAAAGGGGGCGGGCGAGCCGGACGAGCTGTGGCGGGAACGGCTGAGGGCAGCTGTTTCCGGCAATGGCGGTCCCACCGCGGTGGCCCGTTTATCCGGGGTTCCGATCCAGACGCTGAGAAACCACATGGGCGGCCGCACGAAGAAGGCGCCGCTGGAGGATTTGCGCAAAGTAGCCGATGCGCTGGGCCTCTCCTCATCCTGGCTGATGGCGCTCGACCGGGACGAGACTACTGGATTCGCCGAAGGCGACGTTGCCCCTTACAGCGGCGATTTGCCCGCCCTCGAAGAGCCGCTCGCCCATGCCCGTGGCCGCTGGCGGATCATGAGCCGCGCGCTCGATCTCGCCGGAATTCTGCCCGGCGATATCGTCGAGTTCGACCTGAACGACATGCAGCCGCCGCGCGGTACCGTCGTCGTTGCGCAGCACTACCGCCCCGATCGGCCGCAGGCTGACACCGTCCTACGCGTTTACGAGCCGCCCGTGCTTCTCGTGCGCACGACCGACGCGGCAATTGATGGGCGGCCGATCGAACTCGGAGAGCGTACCGTCGTCATGGGGTCTTTCCGGCGCCTCTACCGCGAGCGCCGCGGTTCCTAGCTAGGAGAGCAAGGGGTGACCTGATGCCTGTGACCTTTGACTATCCCGACCGTCCCCTTGATTGCCGAGAAGTGCTGTCCAGTGCGCTGT